GGAAAGAGAATCAACACAGAAAATAAAACCTTTTCTCTCGTACTTCTTTAGACCTATTTGGTCATTGGGATCTCCTGCTACACCATTGTTAACAGTAGCTTCCCAAGGTAATTGAACTACATTTCCTGTAATTATTCCGTCAGGATCTACTTGTAAAGCTTTCATAGTTTTCATATTCTTGAATGGAACTTTTCTTCCATCAGGATATTTACCTTGAGCAGTAAACTTTAAAGTTTGTTTTTTAAACTTTTTAGTGTTTACATATCCAGAATCTTTATCTTCCTGGACATAAGCTTCATTAACATCAGGCGTGCTTGGATCATCAGCTATGAATTGACCTTTGTCATCTTTAGCTCTTTTTTTCTTTTCGGTCATAGATTCTCCTTAGTCGTGTGTGTTGGTAGGAACACACGACAATAAAACTTTCTGCCTACCCAGACTTTAAACGCTTAAGCGTCTGTTGTGATTTCCACACCAGCCGAGTCAACGATTTCTCCAACGCCATACATAGATGACACTACTACAACGAAACCACGAATTGGAGCCCAACGCATGATTTCTGTTTTAGCGGGCCATTTCTGTACCATACCGAGTGCATAATCTTTAGAAAATACACCACCAGCACGGTCAGCGGCAGAGTTAGCGGTAGGAACGTTGGTGGATTGATAAAAATCAATTCCCATAAAGTTACCGAAATATCCAGTATCTTCGTTTGTTCCTATTTCGCCAGCACCTGATCTCACGCCACCACCTGTGAAGATTCCTGAAGAGGATCCTTCTACGGCAGTTCTTAAGTCAGCAATTTGAACTGGATGTAAAACACCCACATACGGTCCAGGAGCATTAGCTGCTTCTAGAGTGTAAATTGCTGAGAATAAGTTAGCAAGAGATAAGTTTGCACCAGAAGTACCTACTGCAGTACCAAATCCAGCTAACAATGCACAGATATCAACGTCTATCTTTTGTGCTACTGCGTTACCCATTTGTCTCATTTGAGCACCACGAGTAGCCGCAATAGAAGATACGTCTAATACGTCTGTGATTGTTGCCATGATTCCAACTTCAGAAGCAGTAAGAGTAGCTTTAGAAGTTGAGAGAGCTGTATTTGCAAGCTCTGCACCTTCTGCAACTGCGGCAGCTGATTCAGCATCAGCTATCGGAATGTCTACTGCTTTAGACGGTTGTCCTGATAAATCGAACATAGCTAAAAGTGGAGGAGTCACAACGGCTGCTTGTAAAGCATCGAGAATATCATCGTTAATGATTGCAGCGTAAACTGTATCATCATACGTAGTTGTATTCGTATCGTTACTTGTAAAGTCGACCATTTAAGTCACTTCCCTTCTTTTATTAATTACTTATCAAAAGCTTGGTTAGCAACGTAATTGTCTTCTCTCATCTGAACGTTTCCTTTTATTAAAGCTTCGTGTGCGGCAGTTGGATCAGATACTTGTAACTTCTTATATTGCTGCTTAGTCATTTTTCCTGCTTCAGCAGTTCCAATGACGGCAGGACTTGAGTTATCAGCAACTTTTCCTATATCTGTTAAACCAGCAGATTGCTCCACAGGTGCACTTTGAGGCGTTAAATTATACGCAGTAACAAACTCTGTAACTGTATCATTATTGATTTCTGCTTCAGGATTTGCTTTTAAAAACAATTCAGCGTGAGAATCTTGGAAACCACCAGCTCTGAAAGCTTCTTTAGCTTTCATCCCTTTGAGTTCACCTGATACTTCGTTAAATTGATCTTGCAGCGTATTTTTATCGCTAGTAGCTTTGTCTAAAGCTTCGCGTAAATTTGGGATAGATTCTTCGTTTGACAAACCAGCTCCTTCTTGTTGTTCTGACATTATTACTCCTATTATGTCTACACACTCTTATAGGGATCGAGTGGTATTCTTTTACTTACTTAACTCAAAGCCAGTTATTTCAAACAAGAGGTTTGAGTAATCTCTTGTTATTACCAATATTAACCAATAGATCTGATTTGTCTACCTTGTTGAAGATTATTGTTTTGCAACAAGTTACCAGAAAGATTTTGTAAGTTTTCGTCTTGTTGCATTACTCTAGACATAGCACTTGCCATTTCTGTTTCAGTCATACCACCTGGCTCTTTGTATCCTAAAGATAGATTTATAATTTGATCAGCATCTAATCCATAGCTTCCTAAATCAATGTATTCTCTGTATTTAAGAAGTGATTGAGCTGCTGACTGCAAAGCAGTAGATACTTGTTGATTAGTTAATTGACCTGGTGTATTTTTAGCTATCTCTAAAGCTTCTTCCACAGAGAGGTTATCTAGATTCAATTTAGAAGCTTGTTCAGTAATAGAGCTTGCTTCGTATAGGTCGTATATCTGCGTAGGAGCAGCTCCTTTGAAGAAGTCTACAATACCTTGTGGACTTGTTACATCAAAATCTAAACCTTGTGCTTTCACAACACTTTGAAATGCTAACAACGCACCTGCATTTTGTTCTGCTCTTTCAAAAATATCATAGGTTTGACTTAGGTCATCTAAAGTAAAACCTTTTTTAATAGACTCAGCTGCTAACGCAATTGGGTCTGTTTCTTCTCCATACCTATTATTAAGTTCTCTAACTTTTCTTTCATATCCTTGATAGTTAACTAAAGCTTGTTCGTGATCCCCGCCTGTTAAAGAAAGCATATCTTGAAAAGCAGGATATCTCTCTTTAAAAGAATTCTTTTTAGACATTTCTCTTAAAAATTTAGTGTCGGTCCAATTTTCAGCAACTGCAATATAAAACAAATCTTTTATTTCTAAATCATTGTTTGCCCATTCTGGTAAAAGTAAATCTCCAGTAGGAGCCATTAATGTTCTTTCTACTCTAGTTGCATAATTTTCATCTGTTCCCACAACATCAGCAATACTGCCTCCGGATATTCTTCCTTGTTTAAAATCATTATAAGAAACAGTTGCTGCGATAGGTGGCTCATTACCTGCACCTATTCCTTCTAGAGCATCTAAATCTGATCTATCTGCATAATAATAAATTTTATTTCCGCCAGGCAAAGTGTATTCAATAAAATAAGCAACTGGTAAACCAGGATATCCTGTAACTGCGTACCAAGTTCCGCCTTTAGCATAATTAGTTAAAGCAACAGTAGGTACTACTGGAGGTACTACAGGTTGTGGTGTTGTAGGATTAAACACATCATTTGGTGTAGGTATTACTCCTCCTGGAGTTCCTGGTCCAAAATAATCTGTAAAATCATCTGACCCACCACTAGGTGTGTCGTATATAGATTCTCTTCCTTCAGCAACAGATTCTTGAGATTCTTTAATAACTTTTTCTGGGTCTACTCCTGGAGCAAAATCAAATGTAATACCTTCATATACTGCTTCTACTTCATCATCAGTTGAGCTTCCTACATCAGAAGAAATAACAGGATTAGAAGCAAAAGATGCATTATATGTAGGAGTTGATGTTGTTTCAGCACCTGGAGCAACAACGTCAGGTACTAATTCATCTCTAATTTTTTGAGTAACAGGACCTACTGGCAATTCAGAAAAGAACTCATTTCCTTTATCTACCAAGCTTTTACGTTCTTCTTTATTTTCAGGCTCAGGTTTTGTCTCAGGTTTTTGTTCAAATCTAGTATTAGGTGGTTCAGTTGCTTGAATTTTCTTGACAACTTCTTCTACAGTAGTGCCTTTAGGCGCAGCTTCAATCTCTGCTTTAATAACTTCTTTAACTGCTTTCTCTTGAATTTCTTTTATAACTGATGCAGCACTTCTACCTGGTGCAAAGTCAAATGATATTTGTCTCCTCATTTGTTAAACATTCCTCCTATTCGTTCTCCTAAAGCCGATACCTTGTCTCTAAATGTATCTCCTAATCCTACACCAGGACTTCCAAAAGTAGCAGCAGTTTGTGTTTCTTGATTAGTTGCTCCCACAGATGCTGAACTTGTAACTGCGTTATTGTAATTAGGATCTCCTAGACCCATAACTCCGCCAACGGCGCTACTGTACTGTCCTATGTATTGTTCTTCACTAAATTGTGGTGGTTTCTGTTGATATATTCTGTTATACCTCCTTGTATCTTTTATAAAAGGCATAGAAAAATCTTCTATAGAAACTTGCGTATTTGGATTCATAATTTTGTAATCTGTATACGATCTTTTTATTTGGTCTGTTAATCCAGGGTCATTAATTAAAAGCACAGAACTAACTTTGTCGTTTATTCTCTGAGCTATTGCATTTTGTTCTGGTATTCTTGCATCTTTAAAAACTGGTAATCTATAAGTCCAAGATTTAGTTTCGTTGTTACTTGTGTAAGAAGCTGCAGCTTGAGAAACTTGATCTACCATTTCAGGTAAAGCAAGTCCGCTTTCTAATCCTCTTGTTACGGCTCTATTCATTATGTCAATAACAAAAGGATTTGCTAAATGACCTAAAGCTAGTGATTCAGCAACTGTTCTACTAAAACCTTGATTAATAGCAGAGTTTAAATATTTATCATAAACTGCAATTTTGACAGTATCAGCAACAGTTGGAGATCCACCTAATGCAGATATTCTAAATGGATTATAAAAACCTGTTTGTGCAGTAACTTTACCAAATGTTTCATCTACTAACTCCGAAGCAGCACCTACACTACCAAAATTATCTAAATATTCACTATAAGATAAATCGTTATCACCTTCTAAACCATTATTAAAAGTTATACTCCATTGTTTAAATCCTTCAGTATCTTCAGCACCTGGCAGCCATTTATCAGTTTCATAATCATAAAAATCTTTACCATAGAATTGTTTAATTTGTTTCCATTGTTCTTCTGGTGAAGTTGGCTCTCCTGTAAACATGTTTGAGTTAGCTGGGTCATATTGACTTAAATCATTAGGATTACCACTAGGTGCCGAACTACCACCTGTGTCAGTTTGTTT